CGGTCAAGTCCTGCATGGCGCCAAGCACCGCCGCCGAGCGGTCACGATGCACTGACAAGGCCGAGGTCTCGTCAGCCGAGGAATAGACCTGCAGGGTGACCGTGCAAAGGTAGTTGCCCAGCCCCTCGGGGAGGTCGGGGGGATTGGCCACGGAGCCGCAGTCGACGACCACCAGGGGAAGGAGGTCCGTGGCGACCTCTATGCCCTTGTAGACGTTGACGCCCGTCAGCTCGGTCTGGGCGACTAGGTGGGCGCGGACGGCCGTCTCGACGATCTCGCGGATGGATTTGGTTCCCATAAAGTTTAGGCGTTGGGGGCTTGGTTGTTGTTCCAGTTCCGAACGATGCGGTTGGCGTACACCTGGTAAGGGCGCTTGGCGATGGCGGCCATTCGGTCACGCATAACGAGCGAGAAGGTCTTGGCGCGGAGGCCTGCGCCGTCGGCGTCGCCGAGCTCGTTCTTGATGGTGACCTTCTTGGAGTTGCCGGAAAAGGCCTTGGCAAGGATTCCGTTTCCGCTGTGCCGAGTGATGTACTTGGGAAGCCCCTTGGCCCCCGCGTCGACGGTGCGACCAAAGATTACAAGGCCGCGGCCGTACTTGTTGATGACCTCCCACCAGCCGGACTTCAACTTGCCGACCTGCAATGCGCGCATGGCCACGTATTTCTTTATCATCGAGGCCTTCTCGACGATGTGCGGGTATCGCTTGACCTGCCGGCTGGGCCGGCCCTCGCGGACGACGCGGCCGTTCTTGCGCTCAATCTCATGAAGCGAGCGCATCTCGGCGGGTGACGTGACAATCTTGGACTGCGAGGGCTTGTTGGCGTAAAGGTTGGCCGCCTTGTTGAAGGCCCTGTTTTCGTCCGTGTCCTCATGCAACTTGGTCATGAGGGTAGAGGATGAGTTGGCCAGCGGCCGAGTGCGCCACGCCTGGAACTTCTGAAGGGCCCTGGCGTTCTTGCCCTTGTCGAAGACGGATGCGAGCGTCGAGCCGGGCTCCGCGAAGATGGCGCGGACGTCCTTGTCGATGGCACGGATACCCATGCGACCGGCCGCAGCCGTGTCGCCCTTGCCGCCGGTTTGGACCAACGGAGGAGCGTACTTGAGCGCGGCGCGCGCCGTGAGGCAGGCCTCCTGCGTCAACAGGTCGCCCGTCAACTTGCCGAGGTAGGCGCGGAACTTGCCGAGGTCGCCCTTGACCTTGTTCTCCTTAACCCTGATCCCGAAGGTAATCATCGGTCGTCCTCGGCCCGCACCTGCAGCTCGACCCAAGCCGAGCCGGGCTTGTAGGTAGACCCCTCGATGCGGTACTTGCGGTTGCCCTGCTCGGTCGCGACGAGGGTCTTGCCGATGGCTAGGGAGGCGACAGGGGCCCCCGCGGAGATGGCCGCGGCGCAGGCCGTGCCGTAGGACGTGGTCCAGGATGCCGTCGAGGCGACCACGCGGGCCGTGTGCGAGACCTTGTCCACGAAGCCGCCGGCGACCAGCTCCTGCGACACGCTGGGGCCGTCGATGAGGACCTGGAAGGAGGGCGTCCCGCCGACGGCCGTCCAGGTCTGGGCGAGGTCGGCCATGTCGCCGACGATGTCCTTGGCGTCCGCGATGAGGTCCGAGGTCTTCATACCCTTGGCATAGGGTCAAAAAAAGAGGGCCCCCGTAGGGGCCCCCGTTAGGGTCTGCCTCGGACCGCTTAGGCGGTCTTGAGACGGACGAGGGAACCGGCGCGGCCCACCGCGGCGCCGAAGAGCATCGTCGCGGTGATGTTGTACAGGCCGGACTGCTCCTGGCCCATGACGATCTGGACCGAGAGGCCGGTGTCGGGGTCGGTCGCGTTGGCGACTTCCCAGCCCGGGATTTCGGTGAGGGGGAGGGCCGAGGCGACGGCGATGGCGTCAGCGCCGCAGGCGAAGCCGGCGAGGGACTCGCTGTTGTTGGGGAGACCGGCGAACTGGTAGACGTTGGCACCGGCGAGCTGGCCGATGTTGCCGCTCTGGATCACGTTCGCACCGAAGCCGTTGGCGCCCACGATGGACGAGTCGGCGCGGAGGTCGGCGATGTAGGTGCTGTTCAGGACGAGCGCGCGGGGCTGGGCGGCACCGGCGTCATCGAGGGTCTTCTGGGCGGCCACGGCCTCGGCGTACGACAGGGCGGCGCCGGTCGTGGTGTTGGACGAGTAGTTGGCGTTGGTCACCAGGGCGGCGACCTCGTCGAGGCACTTCTGGGAGAGCGCGTTGGCGGCGGTCACGGCGAAGTTCTGGAAGAAGGCCATGCCGTACTCGCGGATGTTGAGGGGGGTCACGCGGGTCGAGACCTTGAAGTGCTTGAGGGTGACGTCCGCCTTGGTGACGGTCGCGTCGTCCTGGGTGAGGTAGCCGCTCGAGCCGAACTCGGTCGCGGTCGAGGTGCCGATGAGGGGGACCTGGATGGTCTTGCCCTGCCCGGCGATGGACGAGGAGAAGACGGAGGAGAAGCCCGCGAGGACCGGGAGCTTGTACTTGATGGAGCCGATCACGCTGTCCGCGAGGACGGAGGGGGCGGCCTGGATGGAGTTAGCCATGGGAGGTAGTTAGGATAGGATTAGGTTAGGGAAAAACGGTATTAGCCGCGCATGGCCGAAACGATGGCGGCCTTGTTAGCGGCGAAGAAGGAGGCGCGCTCGGCGCCGGAGAGGGAGAGGTACTGCTCGAGGACGGACGCCTTGGGGGCGGTCTCGGGAGCGGTCTCGACAGGAGCGACGCCGACGGACGCGGCGATCTCGGCGGCCTCCTCGGAGGCGGAGACGGCGGTGGCGGCGGCGGCCTCAAGCTGGGCGACGAGGGTCGCCTTCTCGGCGGAGACCGTGGCGAGGGACGCCTCAAGGGCGGTCACCTTCGCGGCGAGCTCGATGTTCTCGGCGGCCACCTTCTCGACGGCGGCGCGGGCCTCGGTGACTTCGGTGTCCTTCGCGGTGGCGGCCTCAAGGGCGGCGGCGAGCTGGGCTTCGATGGTGTCCATGTCGGATACCCTTGGAGTCGCGTCAAGAGTTCAGATCGTTGACCAGCGCGCGGAGGGAGGTTCCGAGGCCGGTGACCAGACCCTTGCGGGCGGCCTCCTTGCCGGAGAAGACCTGCCCCTCCATGTCCTCGTCCTTCGCCATCTTGCGCTTGCCGCGCACCGCCGCCTTGAAGTCGGCATGGATGGCCTCGACCTGCGCTTGGAGGTCGGCCCGCTGGGCGTCCGAGAGGGACGTGCCAGGGATGCCCGCGCCCTTGAGGGTGCCGGACTTGATGACGTCCATGCGGACGCCGGCGGCCTCGAAGGCCTTGGAGTAGTCGGGGATGGCCATGTAGACCCCGATGCTGCCGACGGTGGCGCTAGGGGTCGCCACGAAGCGGTCGGCGGCGGAACCAATCCAATAGGCGGCGGACGCGGCCTCCGTCTCGGTGTAGGCAACCGTTTTCTTGCTTGAGCGCGAAAGGGCAAGAGCGGCCTCCTCGACGCCCGTCACCGTACCGCCAGGGGAGGAGATGTCGACGACGATGGTCTCGATTTCCTCGTCCTCCTCCATCAGCTCGAGCGCGTCCACGAACTCGTTGACGTCGACCGCGCCCGTGAGTGTGTCCAACTTGGTCAGACTCTTGCCGATCACGCCCTTCAAGGGTATGATGCCGACCTTGCCGACCTTCATCGGCTCCGGCTTCTTTCCGAAGATGAGCGAGAGCGTGTCCTCGATGACGGACGCCTGAGCCACGTGCGAGGCGTGGTCCGCCGCGCGGGTCGGGTCGATGAGCAGGGGCTCGCGGCCCTTGAGAGCGTTGGTGAGGAAGCGCATTGGATTAAGGGTTGGAAGGGGGAGGGGTGTTAACGTCGGCGGAGTCGGCGAACTGATTAGGGTTTTCCGAGCCCTGCTGCATACCCTGCTGCAGCCAGTTGAAGCCGGGCTTGTAGAGCATCCAGACAGGGACGCCGGTTGTCTTGGACAACTCAAGGATGTAGGCCATGTCCTGCGCGCGTCGGCTCATCTCTTCCTTGAAGTCCATGCCGCGCTCGCTGTAGAGCTCGGACATCGACTTAAGGCCGGCCTCTAGGTCGGCGCGGTCCTGCGCGGCCTCGCGGCCTGCGTCCACGGTCACCCGCTTCGGGGTCGTCCAGGACACCTTCTCCCAGCCGTCGATGGAAGGCAACTCGCCTCGGGCGATGGCGTCGCCGATGATGTAGCCCCAGGTAGGCAGGCAGACCGAGTCGATGAGGATTTGCTGATGACGGCCGGCGATGCGGTCCATCTTGGCGACCGTCAGGCGGACCGAGGCGCCGTTGATCTGCGAGGGGTCGATGAAGTCCAGCGGCATCACGCCTAGCGAGGCGTCCGCCTTCGTCAGCCGCATGAACGGGTCGAAGTTGCTGTTGGGGCGGTTGCTGGCCTTGAGGTCCAAGTCCTCGCCGGGCTCGAGCGCCATGAACTTGCCGCCCAGGTTCTGCCCGAGCGCGTTGGCCGCGTTGGGGTTGCTCGCGAGCTCGGAGGCCAAGTCGGGACCGAACTCGCCGCCGGCCCGCTTCAGGACGCGCACGATGTCGGCGTGGTCCTTGACCGCCGTCTTCTCGAGGGCCATCATCTCCATCGCGTCCTGGATGTCGTTCCAGCTGTGCTGCAGGAGAGGAAGGCCGCGGGCCCCGGAGATGTACTCGGGGTCGTGCACCATCATCATCGCCTGGGCAAGGATGAGGCGGGAGGAGCCGTCGGAACGGTAGACGTTATAACCGACGATCTCGCCGTAGGCGCCGAACTGGATGCCGTCGTGCATCCGAGCGGGGACGTCCTTCTCGGGGTCGCCGACGCGGTGCGCCTCGATGCCCTGCAACTTGGCCGCGCCCCTGCCGTCGCGCACCTTGGCGAGGAAGAAGTCTCCGTCCAAAACCCAGCGACGCTCGGCGATTCGCAGGAGGTCGTTGAAGGAATAGCGGCCCGTGATGTCGATGCGGCGGGACTTCTCGGCGAAGTAGGCCTCGGCCGTGGCGTTCCAAGCCGGGTCCTCCGTGTGGGCCTGCGGACGGATGCCGTCGCCGACCGTGTAGGTCACCAGGTCGCCGACCATCTGGCGCACCAGCCCGGAGTTGCGCTCGCCCCAGCGGAGCTTCTTCACCAGCTCGGCCCGCTTCGCCGGAGTCAGGTCGCGGCGCTGGTCCTGGGCAGGGGACAGCCAAAGGAACGAGCGGCGCCCATTGTATCGGGCGGCCTCGTAGCCGGCGCCCGCGCCGAAGTTGTGCGGGCTCATCGCGGCGGCCTTGGGCTTGCGGCCCGCCTTGGGTATCGAGGGTTTGCGGGGCATAGAATCAGAAGCCGTCAAAGGTGCCCCACTCGGGACGGATCACCGTGAGGCGCTTGCCGTAGGTGTCGGGGTCGAGCTGCTGGAGCGCCATGCGGCACTCGGCCAGGACCTCCTTGACGGGCATCACAAACTGCTTCGAGAC